AGTCAACACTATAAAATGTCCGCAAGGTCTTCCTGAAAACGTATGGCCAGACCACTTAAGCGGGGCAAAAAGTTTAGGTATTATTCCAATTGATGAAAACAACGAATGTCGGTGGGGTTGTATTGATATTGATAGCTACAATGGGTTTGATCATTTAAGCCTGATAAAAAAAATTAGAAAACATGGGTTGCCTTTGATTGTATGTAAATCAAAAAGCGGCGGCGCTCATGTTTTTATGTTCTTCACTGTCCCTGTGAAAGCCAGCCTCGTGCAATCTACATTAAGCAGTTATGCTTCATTTTTAGGTTGCGCGGGGACTGAGATTTTTCCAAAGCAAACTTCGTTATCAAGAGAAAAGGGTCAAGTGGGAAACTTTTTAAATTTACCGTATTTTGGTGGCGACGAAAGTGAGCGACACGCTCTTGACGATGAGGGACAGCCGTGTAGCTTGGAACAGTTTTATACTTTGTATGATGTGTACGCACAGCCAGACGCATCAAAAGATTTTTTACAACTAGAGGATTTTTTCACAGAGGGCCCGCCTTGTTTAAACGTGCTTTATCAAAACGGTATACCAGAGGGAGGAAGAAACGAAACGCTAACAAACATTGCAGTATATTTTAAAAAAACTGGAAAGACAGAGTTTTTAATGGATGTGTTAAATGCAAACAACAAAATGTGTGTGCCACCTTTGTCTCAAGAGGAGGTTCACAAAATAGTGTCTTCTGTTAATAAAAGCGATTATGACTACGGTTGTAACAAGGAGCCTTTGAGATCTAACTGTGATAGTAAAACTTGCGCTAAGAAAAAATTTGGTAAAGGACCGGCCGATATTGAAGTTAACGTAACCGGATTAGAAATGTATGGAACAGAGCCGCCTTTGTGGTTTTTATCTATAGAGGGCAAAGAAAATAGTTTGGAGCTAGAAACAGAAGATTTACAAACACAAAAACTTTTTCAAAAGAAATGTATAGAGCAACTTAGATTTATGCCGAAGATTATCCCGGCTCCTCGCTGGCAAGAAAAAATGGCATCACTAATAGGTTCTGCAAGTTTTACAGCAGCACCGGGTAATAAAGAGTTGTTCGCAGACTATTTAAAAGAATGGTGCACCAGTAAAGCTGCAGCTACTTTAAAAGAAGAGATAGTAAACAACAAACCTTGGTTAAATAGAGAGGCTAATGAGAACCGCAAACATCATTTTTTTCTCAAAGATTTAGAAGATTTTTTACAAAGAAAAAAGTTTACGGCTTACAACAGGACAAAAATAACAAGAATGTTACGCACAGAGTTTGATGGACAAAAAGAAAGTTTAAGGTTGCCAAAAACAAATGGAAAAAAATTGGTTATAAAAGTTTGGACAGTGCCGGAGTTTGTAGACGAGATGGACCAAGTTGATATCCCGATGCCAGATATGAAGGATAAAAAATCTTACGAATGACAGCACAAATAAAAAAACTACTGGGGCCGCCTGGTACAGGGAAAACACATAATTTACTTAAGTATGTGGAAGAAGAAATAAAAACAACTTATTACGAAGAAGACGATGACGAGATACCAACAGGTAAAAAAGTTGGAGACATTAAAAAACAAGGAGTACCCATAGAAAAAGTAGGGTATTTTTCTTTTTCTCGTAAGGCCGCTAGCGAAGCACGAGACAGAGCTGTTGATCAACTAGGACTAGATAAAAAAGAATTTAAGTGGTTTTCAACCTTGCATTCTTGTGGCTATAAATCAATTCGCGTTGAGGGAAGAACTGTTATGCAGTTACCACAGTATCAAGCTTTTGCAGCTAAACTAGGGCTTCGATCAAAGATGTATGTGGACTCAGACACAGGCATGTCGGACGACGAATATTTAAATCATTATAATTTAGCTCGATCAAGAAAGTTATCATTAAAAAAGCATTATCAAAGATATGTAGATGAATCATCGATACAATGGAAAACTTTGCAAAGAGTAGCAACTGGATACGAAACGTTTAAAGAGGTCAATAATTACATTGACTATACAGATATGTTATACGAATCGGTTGAGGAGGAGTTGTTACCAGTATTAGATGTCGTTTTTATAGATGAGGCTCAGGATTTAACTTTGTTACAATGGTCTATGGTAGACCACTTTGCAAGAACAGCCAAACGATTATATTTAGCAGGGGACGACGACCAAGCTATTTACAGGTGGCTTGGAGCGGATGTTGAAAAATTTATTAATTATCCAGGAGAAGAAATTGTTTTACCTAAATCTTTTAGAGTAAAAAGAAAGATTCAAGTTTTTGCACAACAAATAATCAGTGGTGTTAAAAATAGGATTAAAAAAGAATGGGAGCCTTTAGAGGAAGAGGGTGAGTTATTTTATCATGAAAGGCCAGGGAACATTGATTTAAGTGATGGGAAGTGGTTGGTGTTAGCTCGTGACAAATACATTTTAGAAAACCTAGAAGAAGATTTTCGTGGAAGAGGTCTATGGTATGAAAAACTTGATCGTAAAAAAATAATTAAACCAATACCTCAAAGAATGTTTTCTGCGATCGTTGCATGGAAAGCGTTGTCAAATGGGGAGATGATAGACAAAAAAACATTGAAAAAAATATTTTATTACAGGGCAAAACCTGAAGATTTTGATGATAAGATTAAAACTTTTTCTGATAAAGACACGTTTGACTTACAGTCTTTGGAAGCTGTCTTCGGTTCATTAGGTCAGGGGGAGTGGTATAATGCATTGAATAAAATAAACGTGCGTGACAAAGCCTACTTATTTAGATTAGAAAACACAAAAGACGATGTTTTTCAAACACCTAGGATAAGATTATCAACAATACATGGTGCAAAAGGTGGGCAATGTGCTAAAGTTCTTCTTGCAACAGACATGAGCAAAAAGACTTATATTGAATATAAAAGAGACTCGGATGATGAACACAGAGTTTGGTATGTGGGATCCACTAGAGCTCAAGATGAGCTGCATATTTTGGCTCCACAAACTAAGTTATATTTTTCACTAAATCCATTATGACAGATTTTGTAAACAGTCCACCGCATTATAAACAAGGTGACATCGAGTGTATTGATGCGATTAAAGCGTGTTTAGGCGAAGGATTTAAATTTTACTTGCAAGGAAACGCAATGAAATATTTATGGCGTTACGAACACAAAGGTTACGCAAAACAAGACTTAGAGAAAGCAATGTGGTATATTAATAAACTGAGAGAGCTACATGAATAATTTTGTATATGAACCACCGACTGAATGGTCAGCGAAAGAATACTTTCCTGATTTGTCTAAAGAAAAATTAATATCGATTGACTTAGAAACATGCGATGTCAATCTTACAACGCACGGCTCTGGCTGGGCGACGGGCAACGGTTACATTACAGGTATTGCAGTGGCTACTGCAGACTGGCAGGGTTACTATCCTATTGCGCACAATGGCGGCAATTTAAATAAAAAGAAAGTTTTAGATTGGTTTAAAACTGTAGCGGCTCTTGATTGCGATAAAGTTTTTCACAACGCATCATACGATTTAGGTTGGCTTCGTCACACAGGTATAAAAGTAAATGGTAAGATTCACGACACAATGATATCAAGTGCGTTGATTGACGAGAACAGATACTCGTACACTTTAAATTCTCTTGCAAAAGACTGGATGGGTCAAACTAAAAACGAAGACTTGTTGATCGCTGCTGCAAAAGAGTTTGGTGTCGATCCTAAAAAAGAAATGTACAAGTTGCCTGCTATGCATGTCGGAGAGTATGCAGAATACGATGCACGACTGACGTATGATTTATTTTTACGAAACGAAAAAGAGATTGAAAATCAAGAACTTAGAGAGATTTATGATTTAGAAACTAGACTGCAACCCTGTCTGATCGACATGAGAGCACACGGTGTAAGAGTCGATTTAGATCAGGCTGACAAAGCTCGAAAGCAATTAACCAAAAAAGAAAAACAAATTATGCACGACATTAAAAAGATTTGTGGCGTGGATGTTGAAGTGTGGGCAGCCGCGTCGATCGCAAAGGCATTTGACAAACTTAAGATTGAGTATCCCAGAACTCCAAAAAGTGGTGCGCCTAGTTTTACAAAAAATTTTTTGAGTAAACACAAACATGAAATAGCACAAAAGATTGTGGAGGCACGAGAGATCAACAAAGCTAACACAACATTTATTGAAACCATTCTACGACACCAGCACAAAGGTCGCATACACTCGGAGATACACCAGATGCGCAGTGATGATGGGGGGACGGTCACCGGTCGTTTCAGTTACAGCAACCCTAACTTGCAACAGATTCCATCACGTAACAAAAAAATAAAAAAACTTATTCGTAGTTTATTTATACCAGAAGAGGGCAAGAAGTGGGGCACGTTTGACTATTCACAGCAAGAACCCAGAATGGTTGTGCATTATGCGTTTAACGACAATTTGGATGTGTTTAAAATTATTAGCAAATACAGAGAAGGCAACGCAGACTTTCACACTATGGTTGCAGACATTGCACAAATACCACGAGATCAAGCTAAGACAATCAATCTTGGTTTGTTTTACGGTATGGGCAAGGGCAAACTGATGAATGAGCTTGGCATTGAAGCCACGGAGGCTGAAGAAATTATTTCCACCTATCAAGACAAGGTGCCGTTTGTGAAACAACTGACGTACAATGTTATGGATGTTGCCGCCGATCGTGGCGAGATTAGAACGATTCTAAAGAGGAAATGTCGCTTTCCATTTTTTGAGCCAGCGAAGTTTGGCAAAAGAGGTTTTTACAAAACAGAAGAAGAGGCCATAAAAGCAGAAGGTAAACACAATTACAAAAGAGCCAACACTTACAAAGCCTTAAACAAACTTATACAAGGATCTGCTGCCGATCAGACAAAGAAAGCAATGGTGGACTTGTACGAACAAGATGGTATCATACCTCACATACAGGTGCACGATGAGTTAAACGTGTCTGTTGAAAACGAAGAAGAGGCGTTAAACATAAAACAAAAAATGGAAAACTGCATTGAATTAAATTTGCCGAGCAAAGTAGATTATGCCCTAGCGGATAACTGGGGCGATGCGAAGTGACGGACATCATCAACGTATGTGTCTGCCCTGGCTGTTCACGTCTAACCACAATGAAAAAGATTGTAGGCGATAAGTATTTTTGCAGATCC